GGTGGTTTCATTTGACCTTAGCTCACTGTACCCTCACTTGATTATGCAGTATAATATCTCTCCAGAAACTCTTATGGATGAGAGACATCCAACTGTTTCTGTAGATAAAATCTTAAATCAAAGTCTAAATTTTGAACTGTATAAAGACTATGCGGTTTGTGCAAATGGTGCAATGTACCGTAAAGATGTGCGTGGATTTCTCCCTGAACTGATGGAGAAGATCTATAATGAACGTGTGATCTTCAAAAAGAAAATGCTTGCAGCAGAGCAAGAATATGAAAAAACAAAGAATAAGGAACTAGTTAAAGAAATTGCCCGATGTAATAACATTCAGATGGCAAGAAAGATTCAACTCAACTCTGCTTATGGTGCCATTGGCAATCAGTATTTCCGTTACTATAAACTAGCAAATGCTGAGGCAATCACTCTTTCAGGTCAAGTTTCTATTCAATGGATTATGAATAAAGTAAATTCATACCTGAATAAAGTTCTCAAAACTGATAATGTTGATTATGTTATTGCTTCTGATACTGATTCTCTGTACGTCAATATGGGTCCTCTGGTTGAGACTGTATACAAAGGAAGAGAGAAAACTACTGAAGGCATTGTTTCGTTCATTGATAAGATCTGTCAAGTGGAACTTGAAAAGTATATTGAAAGTTCTTACCAAGAACTGGCTAACTATGTGAATGCCTATGATCAGAAAATGATTATGAAGCGTGAATGTATTGCTGAGCGTGGTATCTGGACTGCTAAGAAGCGTTATATTCTCAGTGTATGGGACAGTGAAGGTGTTCGCTATGAAGAACCCAAACTAAAGATCAAAGGTATTGAGGCAATCAAGTCTTCTACTCCAGCACCTTGCCGTAAGATGCTGAAAGAGTCTTTTACGATCTTGATGAGTGGTACGGAAGATGAAGTGATTGATTTTATTGAAAAGTCTAGGGAAAAGTTTAAAAAACTTTCTCCTGAGGAAATATCTTTTCCACGTTCAGCATCTGATGTTCAAAAGTATCAATCGTCAGCAACGATTTACTCCAAAGGAACACCTATTCATGTTCGTGGAGCATTACTTTTCAATCACTACATAAAGAAGAATAATCTAACAAATAGATATTCTTTGATTCAAAATGGTGAGAAGATTAAGTTTATTTTTCTTAAAAAACCAAATACAATTCAAGAGAATGTTATTTCATTCATCCAAGAGTTTCCAAAAGAACTTGGTCTTGACAAATACATTGACTATGAACTACAATTTGAGAAAGCCTTCCTAGAACCATTAAAGATCATTCTTGATGCTATTGGTTGGAAAGTGGAAAAAACTGTAAACCTTGAATCATTTTTTGCCTGATGGATTTGCCCATTAACGATAAAGAACTGGATACTATTGTAAAAGCACTTGGGTTTGGTGGAGACGCTGCTCTCTACCATAAACTAAAGTTAGTTAGAGAACTTAGAGAACAAGGTTTGCCTTATAAAAAAATACTTCGTGAAGAATACGGGATGGTTGCGTGATGGATTTTTTAAAAGACATTGTAAAAGAGATTGGCGATGACTATACTAAGTTAGCGTCAGATATTGATGAGACTGAGACTTATGTTGACACGGGTTCATACATTTTTAATGCACTGGTTTCAGGTAGCATATTTGGTGGTGTATCTGGGAATAAGATTACTGCTATTGCTGGAGAGTCTAGTACTGGAAAAACTTTCTTTAGCCTCGCCGTTGTTAAGAATTTTCTTGATACCAATCCCGATGGGTATTGTCTCTATTTTGATACTGAAGCTGCTATTACCAAATCACTTGTAGAATCTCGTGGAATTGATACTTCTCGTTTGGTTGTTGTTAACGTTGTTACTATTGAAGAGTTTCGTACAAAGGCCCTCAAAGCAGTAGATTTATATCTTAAGAAACCATTAGAAGAACGCAAACCTTGTATGTTTGTGTTAGACTCTTTGGGTATGCTTTCAACTGAGAAAGAAATCACTGATGCACTGAATGATAAACAAGTTCGTGATATGACTAAATCGCAACTTGTTAAAGGTGCATTCAGAATGCTCACACTCAAACTAGGTCAAGCAAATGTCCCGCTCATTGTCACAAATCATACATACGATGTCATCGGAGCTTACGTACCAACTAAAGAAATGGGAGGAGGTTCTGGACTCAAATACGCATCTTCTACGATCATTTATCTCAGCAAAAAGAAAGAAAAAGATGGAACAGAAGTGGTCGGCAATATTATCAAAGCTAAGACTGCTAAATCGCGTTTGAGTAAGGAGAATAAAGATGTGGAGGTTCGTCTTTTTTATGATGAACGCGGCCTGGATAGATATTATGGACTACTTGAACTTGGTGAGATTGGGGGTCTGTGGAAAAATGTCGCAGGTCGTTATGAAATGGATGGTAAAAAGATCTATGCCAAACAAATTCTTGCTAATCCTGAAGAGTATTTTACTGAGGAAGTGATGCAAAAACTTGATGAGATTGCAAAGCAGGAGTTTAGTTACGGATTGTGATAAAGATTCTTAAAACTGGAATCAATGTATCTAAAGTTGTAGATCAACTTAAAAAATATCCACAGGACTGGGACCATCAGAAACATCTGAAGGATTCTCAGTCCTTAGTTGATAGGGGATTTGCTGACTTGCCAGTGAGTGCTCTTCAACTTATAATGGGTGGAGTCAAGAACAAAGAAGACTTTGTTGGAGATTCCGAAATCAATATCAAGACTCCAGCATACGAACATCATAGAGAAATCAGAAAGATTGTACGCAAGCACTTTGGAAATAGAGAACTACATCGTTGTGGATTTCTTTCTCTTCCCGTTGATGAAATCGTAGGTGCTCATATTGATGAGGGAACATACTATCTTACCAGAGATAGGTATCATCTTTCCATTCTCGGAAGATATCAGTATTTTTGTGGTGCTGATACTACTGTTGTTGAACCAGGAACTCTTCTATGGTTCAACAACAAATTACCTCATGGAACCGTGAATATCGGTGATGAGACAAGAATAACATTTGTATTTGATATGCCACATGGATAAAGTTGAGATTCTTATTCTTCGTAATCTTCTTCATAATGAAGAATATGTCCGCAAAGTTATTCCTTTTATTAAATCGGAATATTTTGAGGATGTTAATCAAAAAGTTGTGTTTGAAGAAATACTCAAGTTCGTTCAGGAGTATAATCAACCAGCAACAAAAGAAGTTCTTTGTATTGAAGTAGAGAAGCGTCAAGACATTAACGATACCTCTTTTAAAGAAATCACTCAGATGATTAGTTATTTGGATGATGAAGCAGCAGAGTTTAACTGGTTGGTTAATACTACTGAAAGGTGGTGTCGAGATCGTGCTATCTATCTTGCTCTTATGGAATCTATCCATATTGCAGATGGTAAAGATGATAAGAAAAATCGTGATAGTATTCCTAGCATTCTTTCGGATGCGCTTGCAGTATCTTTTGATACTCACATCGGACATGATTATCTGTTAGACTACGAACAACGCTATGAGTCCTACCATAAAAAGGAAGATAAAATTGAGTTTGATCTTGAATATTTTAATAAAATCACAAAAGGTGGTTTACCCAATAAGACTCTCAATATCGCTCTTGCTGGTACGGGTGTTGGAAAAAGTCTCTTTATGTGCCATGTAGCATCTTCAGTCTTATTGCAGGGGAGAAATGTTCTCTACATCACTCTTGAAATGGCAGAGGAAAGAATTGCTGAAAGAATCGACGCAAACCTTCTGAATGTTCCCATTCAAGATATTGTAGATCTTCCGAAGCAGATGTTTGAAAACAAGGTAACAAACCTTGCAAAGAAAACACAGGGACAACTAATTATTAAAGAATACCCAACGGCATCTGCTCACGCTGGGCACTTTAAGTCACTTCTTAATGAACTTGCACTTAAGAAGTCGTTTAGACCTGATATTATTTTCATTGATTACCTTAATATATGTTCTTCTTCAAGGTATCGCGGGAATAGTAACATTAACTCTTATACATTTGTGAAAGCAATCGCAGAAGAACTTCGTGGTCTTGCTGTGGAGTTTAATGTTCCTATCGTAAGTGCTACTCAGACAACTCGTTCTGGATACGGATCTTCTGATGTAGAACTAACTGATACCTCAGAATCATTTGGTCTTCCTGCAACTGCTGATTTGATGTTCGCATTGATTTCTACAGAGGATTTGGAAGGACTCGGACAGATTCTTGTAAAACAACTGAAGAACCGTTATAATGATCCTACCATTCATAAGCGTTTTGTGATAGGTATTGATCGCGCAAAAATGCGTCTTTATGACTGCGAACAATCTGCTCAGAATG